CCAAGGTGTGAAAACCATTGCGAAGTATGGGATCCTGTCTCGTGACACGGCCATCTACAAGGGGGCCAACAAGGCTGTTCAGTACGGGGACTTCATCGCCAAGGGGATCTACTACGATCACCTGATCGACAAGGGTCTGTCCCATGAGGATGCTCTGAAAGTGGTGAACGAAGAGTTCGTCAACTTCCTGAATTTGCCGGGTCGTACCCGGACTTATCTGGAAGGAATTGGAGCAACTTGGTTCCTCACCTTCAAGATCCGGATCATGAAGATTGCCATGAACCAGATCCGTGAGAACCCTGCTCGGTCCCTGCTGTTGGCTGCCACTGTCGCTGACTTTGGTTCGCCACAGGCTGACAACCTTGCATCGGTCATCGCTGATGATCGTATCGGTTACGCTCTGGGATGGGACATGCTGTTCGGTTCTGCCAGTCTGAACCCATGGCTGAACCTGTATGACTAGGGAATGGTGAAAGAAGAGGGACTCCGATCACCACTGGGTAACAATCTCCCAGAGGATATTCATCAGAGTCCCTCTTCCGTTTTTTCAGGAGTTGGCTCTCCTCTCTGAAACAGACGGCTTCTAATCAATCTGAGTCCACTGTTTCGTCATCCGTCGTGGATGCCTGACCATACCGAATTAAGGGGTTCGCACGTCAGGTGCAGCATATCCCCAAGCAGAAGGGGTGGGAGACTTTCACTCCCTGTCTGAGGCACAACCCTCAGTCTGCGGCTTTCGGCCACTGGTAGTAGGGTCAAGCCCTACCGCGATGTCAGTCGTCTACATCGAAGTCCTTGTTGATGAACCACACCACCCACAGTCCCGTGAAAACTAGGGCGATGGGGGCCACCAATGTGAGGAGCAATCCGATCAGAGCACCTGCCACTAGGACAGCGACTGACAACACACCGAAGAGAAGGGTTAGGCCGATGGCCTTTCCCCAGCTCATTGGTCGAAGATCGACGACTTCTTCACCTTTGCAGGCGCTTCAGTGTCGGTGCTTTCTTCGGGGGAATCACTCGCGGAGGATTCGGTTTCCTCGTCCCCGAAAAGGTTTTTTCCCGAGGACTTCCCGGTTTTGGTCTCGGTTTCAGCTTTGGCCGGGGTATCGGCTTCGTCTGTCGAACCATCGCCTTCTGGTGATTCAGCATCTCCTGCGCCATCGCCAGCATCGCTGTCTTCATCAGGTGTTTCCACATCGTCTTCCGGCTCCTTCGGTTTGTTCTTGGAACCCGGCTTACGACCCCCACGCCGTGTCTTCGGCTTGGCTTTGGCTTCGCCCATCAGAACCTCAGCGGTGATGTTCCCATCATCGTCGGAGTTCAGATCGACACCAGTCACACCTGAGAGGCCCAGTGTTGCCACAAAGGCTTCCAGTGCTTTCTGGATTTCGTCTTCATCGAGAAGGATCCGCATGGCGTTCCCCTTTCTTGGTTCAATTTCTGTGATTGTCACGAGGACATGTTCTTCGGTAGCGAATCCACCGAAACCAAAAGAGACATCGTCGAGGAACTTCCAATTGTCGTCCTCAATGATTCCTGCATGTTGCAGGGTGTCTGAGAAGAACTTGTCCACAATGGAGCAGATGTTCGCTACGTCGAATTCTCTCTTGGTTCTGGCGAATACTTGATACCTGAGTCGGATCCTCCCGAGGGGAGGCACCTTAGCATCACGCAACAGTTTGGCCCCATGATCCTGAAACTTGTGCTTCAGGGCTGTGAGGCTCCGGTAGTGGAGGTTGCGATAGACGTTCAGATTGAGAGCTGTCACCTTCTTGCGTGAGGTACGAAACCTCATTGGCAGTTTCAGCTTGAACTCTCGGTGGGTCGGTATTGTCATCGCAACCTCCTTACGTCTGACGGTGATTAGTCGTCAAACAACGAGGTCTTGGCTTTCGCTTTGCCCTCGCCACCGGATCCGCCCTTGAAGGCTTTGCCTTCGGACGAACCTTTGCCAGTGGACTTGTCGTAGGTCTGGCCCTTGTTCCGTTCCAGCCACTTCTCGGCATAGTTGGAGGCCGACTCGTCCATGTTGGCGATGGCTTTGCCGATCTCACCAGCTTCGAGAACTTCGTCGAAGTTCCCACCCAGTCCACGAATGAACTCGGCGACATCGCTGATGGTCACGAGCTTGTCTTCCGGGAAGAACTTGATGATCTCGTTCTGATCACGGGTCTCACCAGTCGGCTCGTACTTGCCGGTGTTCTGGTCCAGAGCGGTCTTGTCCACCGTCTGACGCTGGAGAGCGACTTGGACCTTCTCACCGTGCAGCTCCGTGAAGCAGTCCACTGCCTGCGGCAGCTCCTTCTTCGCGTCGAAGTCGTACAGCTTCACCGTCAGCTCCTCGACATCCATCTTGCCCATCTCTTTCGAGCAGACGAGCATACACAGCGAGTTGATCTGGTTGAAGCCAGGGAGGTTCTTGTCCTCACCGGTCTTCTTGTCCTTGTACGTCACGTCGCCGTTCCGGTTGGACACCCAGATCTGCTGACGGACTTCACGTCCGTTGATGTCGAGCAGAAGGGTCACGTTGCGTGCTTCGGAGGCAGATGCCTTGCCGATGTACGCGGTCTTGATGGTGGCGGTGTAGATGTCAGTATCCAACGCGCCTCCGCCACCGAGGTAGTCGTCTTCGACCTTGTCAGCAGCGGCTTTTTTTCCTGCGAAAATGTTGCTCATTAGCGTTTTCTTTCTTTCAGGGTTTCGGGTCTGGTTTGTTGTTCGGCAGTTATTCCGCGTAGTATTCAACCAGTTGGTCGATCACGAGCTGTGCATCGTTTTCGATGAAGGTCTCGTCATCTTCGAAGAGACCAAAGGGAGAGCGTATCCGATCTCCCACTGTGGCTCGCGTAGTACGGGTCTGGAACACATGCTTGTAGCCCATGTCCCGGTCCCGTTCGGAGATCTTGAGGAGTTTGCCTTCGGCAGCATCCTTTTCGATCTCCTTGATCGTAGCCTTCTTGGCTCCGATCACGGTCGTGAAGTATGCCTCCAGACCGTTTTTCTTCAGCGCACCTTTGACAGGCACGGTGTAAGAAAACTTGCCAGTGTTCTCATCGAGTTGAGCGTCGATGTGACCCAGCATGATCGAGTAGCCGGGGAACTTGGCCACGTAGTCATACATGAGGGTCTTGAAGAACTGGCCGTATGCGCCCCACTGCTGCATGGTGTTGGCTGAACCAAGCACATGAACAGACTCGAACCGGTCCATCATGAAGCTGATGGTGTCGATCACGATGGTGTGGAAGCGTCCGGGGTTGTCGAGGACTTGCTGGTAGAGATCGAAGATCTCTTCAGGGTCATCCACTGTCACCCGTTTGAACTTGTTCTTGAAAGGTAGCGGTTTGCCACCTTCACAGTTGATGTAGAGAACACCCTCCTGACCACGCATGTTCCGAAGACAGGCAGATTTACCTGCCCCGGACTCACCCGCGATGAGGATGGCTTTTGGACTTTCAGACATAACGTCTCCTTCGTTGTTGGTTCCCCCAGAGGGACTCGAACCCTCATTCCCTGTTTAGGAAACAGGTTTCTATCCTGTTGAATTATGGAGGTCCATTGACTGAGAGATCTGCTTCCGGAATCGAACCGACACATCCTTGGGTATCCAAGTTAGGACAGGGTGATTGTAATCTCTTATTGGACAAGGTGGCCTTATCACCATTTTCGTCCTCGCCCCGGCTAAATTCACCTCCGGGGTACATCTGGTCTCTCAGTCAATAGGGTTAGGGTGCCATCTTACTGGCCACCGATTTCAGGATTGTGGACTCGATCTCATCCTTCTTCAGAGGACTCTGTGACTGCTCGTTGAGAGTGTTCACTTTGCCCTTGATGACATCGTAGGTTGCACCTGCGTCCACCAACATGAAGGCGAAGTCCCGGAGATTGTTGTTCCGGTTTCCCACTTCCATGTTGTTGAGGAACCACCGTTCAAGGTGATCCAAGCGTCCCAGATCAGCCACCTGTGCGGTGTACTCGCTGTTCTGTTTGGTCTTCGGGATGAACGGTAGGACGTTCACCAGTGAAGTTCCTTTGTGGACAACGACTTGGCTGTCCTCGTGGGTCATCCACTTCTTGCTCCGCTGGTTCGCAGAGCCATCAGACTTGAAGGGCAGCCAGAGAAGGAAGCTGTCCATGAAGTCACGGTAGTCTGTCTTGTCCAGCTTCAGGTTGTAGTTCGCTGGCATGATCAGACGGAACCGATGCTCCTCGTCTGTGTGACGCTTGGTTGTGGCCGTGATGAAGGTGTACTCTTTCATCAGCTCGTGAAGAGCTTCGAGACGAATACCGCGACTCGTGATGTTGCCATCCTTGTCACGCTCATGGCCGTCAATGTCCACCACAAGGCAGTTGAAGCCTTCGATGACATTGTCCTCCGACCGGTGCTCCTTATCGAAGTGATGGTTGCACCAGTGCATCCCCGGTGCAGTCAGCAGCTTGGGAAGGCTGTCGAATGGTTTCTGCATCGGAGAGTAGTCAGAAGCGAAGTGATCAGAGAAGCTGAAGCTGATCTTGTTCAGATCGGTCTCTTCAAGCGTTGAGCCAGTGAAGAAATCAACTCCGCTGATCACGTTCTTCTTGATGACAACGTGGTTGCCCACGCCCCATGCCATTGCGAGATCCATTATTTCCCTCCGGGGTACGGAGGAGTTAGGATAATATGGCAGATCCTCAACGAGATCAGCATGGGTCAAGGTGACGCCTGACGAAGCGATGTACTTCGCCAGACGGACGAAGTTCCTCTCCCGCTTGAGCAGGGTCTGGAACGATGCTCCACTCTCTTCAGCGACCTTGAATGCCTGACGCAGGTTCTTCTTGGTGATCTCGGGAGACTCATCCAAGAAGGCATAGATGCCTGCGAGCTTGAGGGCTTTGAAGTACCGGTGGCTGAGTTCAGCTTTCCGGATGACTTCGTGCTCAGGCAACGTGTTGGCCACCATTTCACAGTGGAGACGGTAGGAGATCATCTCGACCCCCACCTCTTTTGGCACGTCGATCTTCAGATTGTAGAAGCGCGTGTCAGCGAACTTGGCCAGTTTGTGCTTCCAGTTTAGGAGAGACTGTGACCGGTTCTTGGACACCAACCCGTTGTACACGTCCTCGGGATTGATGGTAGCGGAGAAGTTTTCAGGCTTCCCCATACCGAAGAAGCAGCGACGAGCGTATCCCGTCTCAAGGAAGGAGTAGAACTCCTCCTCGGTCTTGGATCCGTCGAAGAGCTTCGAGGTAGTTCCGAACATGAGCATGTTGGCAGGGGTGGCCCCGACCAGATCAATGCCCCGCTCGTTGTCGGCAGTGTTCTTCACCAGCTTGGTTTTGATCCGACCCAAGTCGTATAGCTCCAAGAGGATGTTGATCACCTCTGTGTTGCCTACGATATTGGAGCCAATCTCATCCATTTGGAAATTGATCGAACCTGCACGAGCGAGCAGCAGCTTGTAACGGAGCTGCTTCACTGCTGGTCCAGTGCCGGAGTCGAAGAGGAAGGGTGCGTGTCCTTGGCGCTTGAAATCAGCCTCCAAGAGTTTCTTCTCCTCGTCTTCGCTCCCCGACTTCTTTGCAGCAATGTCCACTGCGAGATCGTAGATCGAACTCTCAGCGATGGCTGGGAAGACGGACCCCGTGAAGAGCTGCCGGAAGTCAGAGATCACGTTTTCCATCAGAGACACGGAGTGACCCTTGCCAAAGCCTGATGTGGCCAGAGCAATGGAATAGACGTTGATCGGGATCTTCCCCCGTTCAGGGCTGACGATGGTTGCCCGCATGGAACTCGGGATCAGACCCAAGAAGTAGGCAACCTCGGCTTGGAAGAAGTCACGGTTGACGTTTCCTGTACGGTGGCACAGCAGATCAACCAACTCCGACATGGCCGGGTGATGAGGTTCGTTCTCGATCACACTGAGGTCATAGAGTGGTTTTGACACGGGGTGTCTCCTTATGTTCGACTTCCGTCGTCGTGGAAGTAATTTTTGCGTTGTTCACAAACCGAGAAGGCAGGGCAGTACGGACAAGCCTTCACTTCACCGGGTACGGTGACGACTGTCCCTTTGCCTTTCTCCTGCAAGTGGAGCTGGGCATCAGCAGGGTTGTCGAAGTTCTTCTGACAACGACCACCAGCTTTGGCTGTCTCCGGGTTCGAGTAGTATTTGTACTGAGGCTCAGAGCGCCACAGCTCCTTGTCGGTACACTCCACCATCTTGTCTTGGCTCTTGCCAGCGTTCTCGATGATGTGGTCCACCTTCCCGTTGACCCAGTCTTCCGTCTCCTTGAGGGAGAGCAGAGGGAATTCCTTGTGAGGAGTCCGGATCTGAGGATAGCGGGGATCAGCAGTACGATACTTGACCCAGTCTGTGAAGATGAATTGGATCCTCATCACGTCATCCCGGATCAGGTCCGGCATGATCCAGCGATACATGGACCCTTGGAGGATGTAGTCTTCATCCTTGTTCCCAGAAGTCCAAGCAAATGTGCTGGTGGATTTGAAATCCCGGTACGCCTGACCGATCAGAAAGTCGAGCTGACCGGTGATGCAAAGATCACGGAACTGCTTGTACCCACGGATCTCCAGATAGATGGGGATCTCATCATCCTTCACGGTCTTCGGATCAGGGTTGATCCGCACCTTGTCGATGATCTTCTGAGGGTAGTGCAGCTTCCGCATGGCACCTTGCCAGTCACCCTGAGTCCATGCACGTTCGATGGAGTCATGGAGACCGTGGCCCATACGGGAAGCGATGACATCTGAGAGATCCATCTCTTCCATCTTGTGATCCACTTTACGTTTGAGGATCAGTTGACGTGTTGGTTTCATCAGCGTGGTCACTGAGATCAGCTCACCGGGGGGAGCTTCAGCAGCCCCGGAGTTGTAACCGTCTTGCAGCAACCAAACCGCCAGAGGCAGGTCGATCTTGTGGTGGTTGGTGATCTTAACCATTGGATATGGTCCTTTCAAAAAGTGTTCATGTAGATGTGGAGCTTGTGATCGCCCCAGGTGGAGTCAGCAAATTGTGTGACGAGTTCTTCGCCACCATTGTCGAACCATTCCATGAACTTACGACGGATCTCAGGTTGAGTGAGGGAGATGTTATCTCCCTCCATCGGACCCCAACGGTAACTGCCAGATTCATAGAGCTTGGCTCCGAAGACCATCTCGGTGGAGTCCATGTTGAGCAAAGCAACACCGTCTGGAAGTTGGTAATCCAATTCGGCTGCCCATTGAGAGACAGCTTTGGAAGTTGGAAGCAACCAACCGTAGTATGCGATGACGCTTTGATTAACTGACATTTCCGAGGATCCTTTCATTGTTATGGTTCACATGGCTCTTCCATTCGACACGTTTCACAGTGTTCAACTTTCTCAGAGCTGCATGATCCAGAACCACGAAGACAGGTGGACCACATAGAACTTGGTCCGGTCTATCCCCGGTGGATCTGAATTTCACTCTGGCTTTATCGTAGAAAATCATACGGTTAGGCCAAGAGAATGAGTTGTGCCGATACATCGTCAGCATCATCTCGATCATGTATTCACAGTGTCGAAAATCATGACACATATAGATGCAGTCACGACCTTTCTTGATGTGGTCTTGGAACATGTCGTGAAGCTGCCTAGACGACTGAAATCTCATGCTGCCAGTTTCTCCAGGTGTTTGGTGATCTCTGCTTTGACATCACCGATGGTTGAGTCTTTCGGAATGGTCATCTCTTCCTTCCAGTTTGGATAGAAGATCGACAGTTCCCCAGACATTTTGATGTGCTCATTCTGGATGGCAGGATCCTCTTGCCAGCTCACAGCTTTCACCATGTGCTTGTTGGTATAGAGGACAGTTTCCATATCATCCCGGATGAGCATGTAGTTTGCGTCATGGATCTGAGCACAAGGTTTGATGTCCAAACGATGTGGTCCCTTTCGGACAGTCTGCATGAACTCAGAACCAGCACGACTATTCAACATGCAGTAGGATTGACCGAGAGCATTACCTGCTGTCCGGCCCTCTGCTGCTGCCTCATACGGTGTCTTACTGGTTCCCAAGACAACCTGCTTGAGCAGGGGAGTTCGCAATCTCAGGCCAAATGCGAGGGTGACGTAGCCATCCTTACAGGCTTGCTCCAGTTTATCTGCAACCCACTTGTCGGAGACGTGGTACAGATCGTGATAGCTGGCTTCGATTGACTTAGCCAACTGCGAGGTGAAGCCACAGTTCGCCATCAGAGTCACATACGTCCCCTGATAGGTGAGAGCGAAAGTCGGTGCCTTCGACTCTTGTCTCCAGTGGGGATAGAGCTTCTTGATGGAGTTGACACGAGCGACATTGTGTTCGCTCGCGTCTACTGTGGAGACAGACTCGACTGTCCCAACCAGTTTAAGCATCCGGGACCAGAACCCAGTCCAGAGCCAGCATGTCAGACTGTGAGCAGAGCCAAGGAACGATTGTCCCATCGGCTGTGAACATGTCCACATGAGGTTGATAGTTGAACTTGGCACCTTCGCCGAGGATCGAGAGCAGAGGCTCCCGATTGACAGTCAGATTGTGCGAACCAGCAACCAAGAACAGGAACATGTTTTTCCCGTTCCAGCCATACCGTGCCACACGTTTACCAGCCTTCAGATGTTCGATGGCTGTACCAAATCCGAACATACCGTCAGAGGTGTAGGTGGCTTCGAAGACATCAGCAGGGGACCAGCTTTGATAGCCGTCTGCATAGATGACCAGATAGCCCTCACGAGCTGGGTCTTCATCTTCTGGGATCGTCCATCCCCGGTGGGTGTTGTAGTCACCCAGGTTCATCTTGGTCGCTGTCAGCGACTTGGTTCCAACGTATTGCTTCATGGATTTACTCACTTGTTGAGTTGGGCAAACAGCTCATGTCCGAGCAGCTTTTGACCCTCATATTCTATCTCCTCATCACTGTGGAAATAGATCTCTTTCCCATCGACGACTGCCTTGTAGGGGGTAGCCCCTTCTGGAAGCAGTTCAATGTCTGGCATGTGCTCTTTGAAATAAGCCAATGCACGAAGACAGTGTCCGTCGAACCCATCAGAATACACCTTGATCTTCTCTGGATCTTTGGTGGTCACTGCTGAGATCTTGTCCTCCAACGAGTCGAAGTCCAAGCCCACAAACAGCCATCCGGGGGGTGCTTCAAAGCACTCCTTGATGAGCTTGGCAAGCCTTTGTTTGACGGGTGTCGAACCAGCAGAAGGGATGTTCTGTAGGTTGGGGTTGTTGCTGGAAAGTCTCCCAGATGCTGTGCCACCCAGTCGGAAGTTTCCGAACAGGTAATGCCATCCATCGTTGCCCTTCTGAGCTTTCAAGAATGCTGGAAGGAACGTCGAGAGGATGATCGCACTGGCTTTGTACTCGATCAGGATCTCCAAGAACCGAATCACTTCGGGATCCTTGGTGTGGTTGATGAGCTTCTCCAGTGTGTCAGCACCTGTGGCAGGTTGCTTGGAGTCTGTGTAATCCAGCACAGGCAAACCAAGGAAGTTCTCGTCATAGAGAAAGCGTTGGAGCTGCTGTGAGGATCCGGGGTTGAACTCGACGATGGTGTCTTTGGTCTTCCCGAGATCAGCCTTCGTGATCTGCTTGGTTTTCAGCTTGGCGTTCTTCTCGATGACCTTCTCATCTCGGAGCTGATCCATGAAGGACCAGACGATCTGGAGATTGTTCATCTTGGCCAAGTTGTCGCTGCTCTCCTTGTTGAGCTGCTTGTCCAGTGCGATGACCTTCTTCATGTTCAGAGGCATCCCGGTGAGCTGCATCTGAATGATGTCGATCACGGCTGGACGGAAGAGTGACTGATACGGCACGTCTTGCTCGTCAGCGATCATGATCGGGTAGTTCTTCTTGAAGACATACCATGTGGAGAGGCCGTCGATCAGGTTGTATTCCAACAGCTTGGGCAACGGGATCTGGGTGATGTCATGGATGTCTTCCACGGCATAGTTCCCAGCGAACTCCTGAGCCTGAGCCTTGAGACCCAGCTCATTTCCAGCACAGGAATTGGTGGCCAGATAGGAGATGATCTGTGTGCAGTCCCAGTCTCTCAGCATCACATCAAGACCTTCGAGGAGACCCTCTTGATCAAGGATGTGATCCATAAACAGTTGATAAACAAGGACATACACGTCGTAGCAGATGTTGTGATAGATCATCTTCCGCTTGAAGTTACGGAAGAAAACCTGAAGAGCAGCTCGAACAGCTTTGTTCTTGAACTGCACTCCGTGAGCACCTTCAGCAGCACTCCCCTTGGCAACGACGTAGTCAACAGGGAAGGCAATGCCTTCGTGCTCATTCCAGCAGAAAGTGATCGTCCCGATCTCTGCATCGTAGTGCTTCAAGGAGAAGCCTTCGATGTCACAGGTCAGGTCACAGTCCATTTTCAGCAGCTTGTCGAGCCACTGTGCGATGTCTGTGTCTGTCATGGGATAGTCAGCGAACTTGATGATGTTCTGGCCAGTGACCGTCACATCTCCCTTGGCCCACCGTTTGGTAGACTCCAGAGCCATCCCGATCTTCTTCTTCATGTTGTCCGGGTCATAGAAGACCCGTGCATAGTTGGGACAGTAGGTGATCGAGAAGTCTGGATCGTAATCGGAGATGAAGAAATCCCCGATGGTCGCATCTGTCTTGGCTTTCTTCGAGAGGATCTTGAAGTAGTCAGGCTGTGTCACGATTAGCATCTTGATGCCTGCTGCCTTGAGGTTGGGCAACAGGTCATCAAGATACTCTTTCATGTCAGAGGCTGAGTTCTTCTTCTTGGTTCCATCCATGAAGAGATCAGCAACCATGACGCTCTCACCCAGAGCAAGCAGGTGAGGTTGGTAGTAATGCTTCTGCACCTCCGCTGTCTGGATGCGTGGAACCAGGATACAAATCCGAGGATCCTTTGCAGAGTTGCCGATGACTTCATACTTCATGTTCAGTCTCCTATGACAATGCGATCAGCTTCACCGATAGCTGTTTGAGCCTCCAACATTTCATTCATCCACTCATCGGAATGAGATGGAAAATTCAATTCCTCTTCGATGCTCTGAGAGATCAAAGCAGACAGAGTGTTAGCAGTGGCTTTTGAGATGGTGATCTCAGTTTTCATGCGAAGTACCTTTCTGGAAGCTCGCCTCGGATGTAGAGACGAGAGCGTGGACGGGACAGTGCAACGTACTGGAGACGTGCTGTCTGTTCCTTGTTGGTGGACTTGCCAATGTCGGCGAGGTCCACGATGACAGAGTCATAGGTTGACCCCTGAGCTTTGTGCGTGGTGGATGCACTGACCGAACGGAGATCGGGATACCCGTTCTTGATCTTGAAGAAGCGTTCCCAGCTCTTGTTCTGGGAGTAAAACTTCAACACGGCTGCCCGGTCATTGTGGTCTGCGAAGGCTGTTACCGAATAGGTAACACCACTGTTCACATCTTCCACATCCATCATGATCATCCGGACTTCTTCGCCAGAGACGATAGATTTGTCCATGAAATCATCAGTGATGCGAACCACACGAACGACTTGGTCTGTGTAGAGACGAGTCTTGCCCACGAGTTCAGCGGCTGAGTTGTTCGAAAGAATCTCACCAACCTCGTATGGCTCGGTGTAGGCACGCAGCTCACGAATGAAGCTGTTGTACTGGATGACACGAGCATTGGTGTACGAGAGCACACGCTTGCTGGGATCCTCCAATAGGAACTCACGTTCCAGAACACCTTTGAGTGTGGTCCCATCGACGAAGTCGATTACTCCCGGCACTTCCTTGATCCGGGTGAACTTGCCAGTCAGAACAGTCTGCTTGGCCTGCTCACAGAGATCCATGAGTGCTTGTTGTCCAGCGTTCCGTACTGATGTGGACAGGAGACCAGTCTCCATTCCCTTCTGGGCATAGATCGGAGAGATGTTCTCCTTCACAGGAGCCAACTGGTTTTTGTCCCCTACGAACAAGACCTTACAGGTCGAGTCGATACCTTTCATGATGTACTTGAACAGGTCAGAGTTCACCATGGAGCATTCATCGACGATGATGAGAGTACCAGAGTGAACCATCCACTTGGGAGTGGGGACGATCTTCACTGCACCTGTGGTGAAGTTCTCCGAGACACGAAGATTCATAAACGAGTAGATCGTTCCAATCTCTCCGGCTCGGTGTGGCATTGCATCCGAGATGACGGCTGCTGCTTTGTTTGTTGTGGCTGTAATAACCACGCTGTGCATTGTCTTGGTTTGCTGATGCTTCAGGATTCCATCAGCAATCTGAGAAATCAGATACGTTTTACCTGTACCAGCACCACCGGACACGTCCATGAATTTATCAGGTCCATTGATGAAGTTGATTACTTTCATGAACACGCCCTGCTGATCTTTATTTAGTGGCATGTTGTTTTCCTTGTTGAGGGTGTCCCCTGTCCGAAGACAGGGGACGATGTGGTTTAGCCACACTTAGAGTAGCCGCAATCGGTACAGACTAGGCAACCACTATGATTAACCATGGTATAAGCTTTACACTCAGGACATGATTTATCTATATAATGGCCAGGTTGGTCTTTTGGGTCATCATAGACAAGAACTTCAGATTCAGAATCTTTGAGATAAAGCATTCGATCCAAAGTCTCTTCACGAGTCTCACCCAAATCTGTAACAATCTCGTCATGGACCTCGTCAACGATTTTGAGGTCTTTCAGATGCTGTTCCAATGTGGAACCAAGAAGAGCAATGAACGATGGTTGGTAACGGCCATCTACGAAGGCACCTCCGTTCGGATCCATGATGGATTTGAGGTCTTCGATGACGAAGGAGATGTCATCGTTGCGACGGAAGACAGAACTCATCATGCGAGTCAGGGCTACAGTCCACTGGAAATGGCTCATGTCCTGAGTGTTGATGAAGATCTCGAACGGTGTGACCTTGCCGTTTTGCATACGGTTGTTGATGGTCACATAGAAGTTCGACCCCTGCCACTTCAGCTTGTAGGTTTGGCCGTCGAGGATCTTCGCACGAGGTGTGTCGAAGTTCGTCTCTGGTTCTTCCGGAAGTGTTTCTTCCTCTGGTTCACTCTTCTCATCTTCGATGATCGAGATTACAGACCCAAGGGTATCATTGGGACGATAGGTCGTGCAGCCTTTCAAACCCAGACGGTATGCCTGCATGTACACTTCCTTGAAGTCTTCGAAGGAAATGTCCACCGGACAGTTGATCGTCTTGGAGATCGACGAGTCGATCCACTTCTGAACAGCAGCCTGTATGACCAAATGGTCGTTGGGTGTCAGTGTCTGAGCTGTGACAAGATGCTCCGGGTTCGGATCAAGATCCCGACCGGTTGACTCGCACCACTCACGGTGACGTAGCACACCATAGTCTTCGACCATCTGTTCGACTTTGGTCACACCATCGTCTTCCAGAACATTCCGCATGTAGCGGCCTGCGAAGACAGGTTCCACACCAGAGCTGACGTTGCCTGCGTACATCGAGATCGTCCCTGTGGGAGCGATAGATGTCAGCAAAGCATTCCGGATCCCGTGCTGCATGATTTCATCACGCAAGCTGGAAGGGATTCCTTCCTGACTCATGAAACCAGAACGAACGAACTCCTTGCGTTGGTCGAAGGTCATGGTTGCAGGGCATGGTCCGTACTCACGAGCCATCTGCACCGACTCATGGTAGGCAGCCAGTGTGATGGTCTTCATCACTTCGTCAGCGATCTGCTGAGAGGTCGTCGAGCCATACTTCTCATTCAGCATGAAGAGCATGTCTGCCAGACCAGTGATGCCCAGACCCATCCGACGCTTGTACTTGGCTTCGGCTTCCTGCTCAGGGAGTGGGAAGTTCGAAGAGTCGATGACGGAGTCCAGAAGACGAACCGCGATACGAGTGGTTGTCTGGATCAGCTCGTAGTCGATCTCAGCGTTGTTCTCGAACGGGTTTTTGACCATACGGCTCAGGTTGATGGAGCCAAGAAGACATGCACCATACGGAGGCAATGGTTGCTCACCACATGGGTTGGTCGAGGAGATGTCTTCGATGTACCAGAGGTTGTTCATCTTGTTGATGCGGTCGATGAACAGCACACCCGGTTCAGCATGGTTGTAGGTGTTGTCCATGATCTCATTCCAGAGGTCACGGGCTTGGACGATCTCGTAGATCCACTCACCGTTTTCTGTCTGGCCAAGGCTGGTGTCCTTGGGTTGGATCACATGGCTCAGGGGCCACTCGTAGTTGTGGATGACAGCATTCATGAAGTCATCCGAGGCCATCACGCTCATGTTGAACATGTTGAGACGACCCTTCTCACGCTTCGCCTTGATGAACTTGAGCACATCAGGGTGGCTGCACATGATGGTAGCCATCATTGCCCCACGACGAGCACCTGCGCTCATGATCGTGCGACACATGGCGTCCCAGACATCCATGAAGCTGAGAGGTCCGGAAGCATCTGCATCCACACCTTTGACCGGAGCACCCGATGGACGAATGGGGCTGAAGTCATAGCCGATCCCACCACCTTGCTGCATGGTGAGTGCTGCTTCCTTGAGGTTGGTGAAGATGCTGTCGAGGTCATCACCGATGGTCCCCATGACGTAGCAGTTGAACAGGGTGACAGCTCGTCCACTCCCTGCACCTGCGGTGATACGTCCTGCTGGCAGGAATTTGAAGTCACTGAGTGCTTCGAAGTAGCGTTCACGCCAGTTGTCCCGTGACACCTGAGTGATCTGATACCCTTCTTTGTCACCAGTCAGGGTGATGTCTGCCTTCGAACATGCTGTGGCGATACGATTCCACGTATCGACGACGGAGAGATCGTCTTGGATGTCCGGATTGGGTGTGGTCAGCTTGTATTTCCGGTTCCAAATCTCTTCGGAGATTGGCTGAGGGAAGGGGTTGTTCGTCATTGGTTCTTCCTTGTTGATATGTTGGGGGTCTGCTGGTGTAGCCACTCCCGTTGAAAAAGAAAAGCCTCCACCGATAGCATAGGAGCACATTTCGGTAGAGGCTTTCTTCAGAACGTCCCCCAGAATTTGGCGTCCCTTGGGAGGAAGGGTTGCCAGACTGTGTCGAAGAAGCAGTTGCTCTTTCGATGGGCGACGTACTCGAAGAGTCTCGCAATGTTGTCATCACGAAACCCGGAGAGACCAGTCCCAACTCTGGTGACTTGGAACTGGAGTTCATTCCGCTCGTCGTATGCGAACTTCATGAATTTCTGGACGTGTGTATGCACGTCGTCAAAGGGCATGAAGCTGATGTTCAGCCCCTTGGTAGGGAGAGCATAGGATTGGCCTGTGAGGCCCTCTCCTACGCCCAGCTCGGCACCTTTGTGTTCTCGTGCATAACGAGCTGCACCAGCACCATGGATGCCGCTGAGGTTTGAACCAAAGACGAAGATCATCTTGGATGGATCATGCAGCTCCATCAGAATACCAGCGACAGGATGCCTGCCCAGAAGACAGCACACAGGATGACTCCGAGGATCAGGATCCTCTTCTTGGTGAGGATGTCATCCGGATCAGGAGTGCTCTTGTAGGAGCTGCTCTGCACGCAGTTGAGACAGTAGCCGTCGTAGTTGTGGAGCTGGATCTCACCCCCACCACACTCACGGCAATGGAAGTGGTTGAAGATCCCGTTCTCATCGACGATGCTGACTTCACCACAGCCACGACCCACGGTGCCTTTCTCTGCACCGACGAAGTCTTTCCAGTGACGCCAGCCCTGAGCACAGAGGAAGCCCCACTCACGGATCCGAGGACCGGTGATGAAGATTGTCGTCACTGGTTCATCCTGTGTGGACAGGGGCAGAGCCAGACGGTGAGCGAAGTTCGGTCCACGGTATATCCAGTCGCCAGCCTTGATCATACGTTTCCGAGGGTACGCCCCATTGGGGCTGAGGTAGTGCTCGATCATCTGACCACTGGTGCAGAGACTGAGCGTCCGCCATGGGTGATCGTGAAGAGCACGGTCATCATCATCGTGCAGGATTTTGTGCAGATAGATGTTGAACCACTTGTTCCGAGGGATTGCCCACCAGCGTAGCATGTAGGGGTCATCCGAAGGTCCGATCACGAAGTCGGGTTCACGACTCTCCATGATCTGTTGGGATTTTTTGGTAGCCCAACGTGTGAAGATACCAAACATTTGGTAATCCTTTCATGAGGTTATGCGAGATAGTGCTTTCGTCCACGGGCAATTTCTTCACCCGGTTTCAGCTCACGCCAGTAGAACCTCTCACGTCGAGCGTTGATTCTCTCGTGTTCGTTCAAGACGGCGACACTGTGATCAGCCCGATCATCTGATTTCTCGGACTGATGAATGAGTTCTTCACCATAGATGGTGGTCGAGCAGACGAGGTAGTTCTCGTCAGGCCAGACTGCATCAGGACAGACGACCCTACTCATGAGAACATGGGACGATAGGGACGACCATTCATGATGGCCTTGTACCGAAGGTCGGACTGCTTCTCAGCGAAGTCACGGTACTCATCGGTGTCTCGTGCCTCAGCCTGCTTGGACAGATTCGTGACGAGATTCATCACGGGATAGGACACGGTGGAAAGAAGGTACTTTTGCATTGGACAGCTCCTGTCTGCGAGCATCTCTTCGACGCTGGTTTTCTTTGTGCGTCACCATCTCAAGGTGAGCTTCGTTGACACACATCCGGTTGTTGCACAGATGATCTACCTGCTTTTTCCCCGGCACGAAACCATTCTTGTTGACGAACGAAACGATGTGGACAGCTACAGTTTGTCCATCCAAGGACATCCGAGGGTAGCCACCCCCTCTTCCGGATCCGGAGTCCGACCCCTGCCAAATGTGACAGGGGCTGGGTTCTCCGTTCAGATAGAAACCGGTGAACTGAACAACCACATTGGCCATGATTCTCTCATGAATGTCAGTTCTCCGGCACATGTCATTCGCCCTTTGTCAGAACGATCTGATGGTCTTCACGACGAGCTTTCCAGCCTGAGAAGACCAGACCCCAGCCCATGAAGAAGGCTGTGATCAGATTCGATGGGACGGAGACGTAGCGAACCTGTTTCATCACAGAGCCTCCGTCACCAGACGACGACCACGGAACACACCCTTCGGGTTGCGGTTCTTGGTCTCGGTTTCCAGAACAACATAGACGTTGTTGCTGCTGGAGATCAGGACATCGCCGACGTTGATGACGACACCGGGAGGCACCTCGTAGTGGCACGAGTAGTTGTTCGCGGTCGCCTTGACCCGGAAGGTGTCCGGAAGGTCTTCTTCCAGATGCTTCGGCTTGAACGCCTGCACTTCACCGTTGTCGAGTTCGAGGACGTAATCCCCTTGGCTCGTGGTGTTCATGTAGGTGCCAACGGCAGCGGGGCCTTTGATGGTGCGGTAGCGACGGGGCATGATGTAGTTCCAATCTGTGTTGATGGGTGGTCCATCCCAAGCAGTGAATCCGTTCATGGGACGGTGATACGAGTAGGCTTCCCGATAGTTCTGGTAATGCCAACGGGTGATGTGGAAGTGTGCGTCACGACGAGCGTAGACAGACCAGAGTTCTCCATCATCGTCGATGTGAAGGACAATCATAGGTGTCCAGCCTCGGTTGAGACGCACTACGTCTCCGACTTGGTGCATTGGTTTTCTCCTAAATTTTCACGGAATTTTCCCCAGATTTTGCTCGCACACATGAGAACAAAAGGTGAACGGGAAACCAAAAAGAGAACTCCCCACGATTTCTCGCAGGGAGTTCAATGACTTAGCGATTGAGCTGGTCTTCAATCGTCTCGATCTCCGCATCGGTGAATCCGAGTGCGGTCCACGACTTCTTCTTCGCCTTCTTGAAGGCACCCAGTTCCTTGAAGGAACCAGAGGAGAAGAGTTCGCGTGCCTGTTCAGGGACAGACTTTGGCTTGTCGCTGATGATGGACTGCACCACGTCCTCAGTCACCGGCTCAGGAGCAGGTGCTTCGGTCTTGGATTCGATCACAGCATCGACGATGTCAGCCACCACAGGCCCAGACTCAGCGACTTCAGAACCTTTCAGCCACAGCACGTAGTCGTGCTTCTCCATCCACCGACCGATAGAACGGGTCGAGGTGTTGAAGTGAGCAGCAACCGCAGACTTGGTCTGGTTGTTCTTCAGCATCTGGAACGCTTCGAACACGTTGGCCGGAAGGCCACCGGTCTCAGGGTTCAGAGTCTGTGCCTTTGCCTTGCGAGCGTCGGCCAACGTGGTGTTGTTGCGAACACGCTCTTCAGGAGTGGAGTCCTCTGCCAGAGATTTCCCAGTGGTGGGTTTCTTCGACACAGGCTGTTCCACAGGCTCAAGCTTGGCCAGCAAGGAGACGTTGGTGATCTCCTTGGTTCCCACGAAGATCTCTTCGAAAGGAACGATGGACCGACCTTCGACAGCATCAACGATGAGCTGTTCGAACGTCTGATCACCGGACACATGGTTGCCGCTCATCGCAGTCTTGTGCGAGTTGGCGCTCATCATGCCGATGATGTCGTAGGAGCACACCCGTGCCTTGGTGTCTTCCCCATGGGGGACGGCGATGAAGTTCTCCGGGTCCACGAGGACGATCAGAGTCTTGTCACCGCTGAAGCCACCGAGATAGCCGAGGTTGGCCACATGAAGACCAGTCGAGCACGAGTTGTGACGGCTGGGATCGACCATATCCACAGGCATGGTGACACGAGAGCCAACACGCTGCTTGATCTTCTTCGAGTGGGTGTCCACGACATAGCCGGGATCGTCAGAACAGGAAGTCACACGCTTGTAGGCGATGATCCGACCGGTGTTGGTCAGAGGCATCTCCGAGCGTTTGATGAACTTCATCAGGTCTTCGCCCGAGTGCTTCCGTGCTTGGATGATCGGAGCCAGACGCTTGAAGAAGTTCGTGACAGACGGGCTGCCATCCTTCGCTGCACGAGCCATGTGGGCCTGAAGGTTGTCCACATGGGGGATGATGACCTTGTCTTGGCCGACAGTCACTTGGACAGACGAAACCATGGGATAGAAGATCCCTTGGACAGTCTTGCCGTCGATGATTTGGGTCATTTCGATACCGGCATCAGCCAGCTCTTTCAGATCCAGAGCAGATTTCACTGCGAGGAAGTCCGAAAGGTCGATGTCCACAGACCGTGTCCCAGTGAGCTGGGGAGTCAGGAATGCGGCAATCGAAGCAGTGTCATACGGGCCATCGACGAGCATGTCGATGACCTCACCGGTTACAGTGAACAAGGTCGTCTTCTTGTCACTGGCCAGCATAGACACCACGGATTTCTTGTTGCTATCCATGGTTTTGTCCTTTGGATTGGTTACAGAGTCCGGATGAACCGGGCGAGTTTCGAGGCAAAGTCTTGTTGCCCCGGCTTGTCGAGACCACGCCATTGGTAGTCGAGCTTGGTCTCAGAGAGGAGATCAGTAGCCTTGATAGCCTTCTTGATCTTCTCTTTCTGTGGGTCGTCACGCCACACATCGTCCAAGAGGACTTCCATCTCCTTGGCCGTCTTCTGGAGGGGATAGAACTTCTCCTCCTTGATGGTCTTGATGATGTTCATCTCCTCCCAGAAAGCATCGTCATCCTGACGGATTTTGGCGATACCCATGGCTGCTTGGATCTGGTGATCCTTGATCATGGATTCTGGGATGTTGGAATTGTCCATCACCTTGATGACACGCACGATGTTCCGAAGGGGATAGACCCTCTTCCCCATGGTTTTGTGCCACTGGATGACCAGTTCTTCGAACTTCTTGGCTCCCCCTTTCTCCAGCTTCTCAGCTTGAGTTGTGTTGTTCACCATGGCCACGTCCGGGTGGATCTTCAGCATGTAGTGCATCAGAGTCTTGGACGGTCTGTTGGGATTCCCACGGTGATAGTAGCTTTCACTTTCCAGATCAAACTGCTTGATGTAGAGGAAGTGACTCGGATTTGTCAGAGGAACACCATCCGTATCCGGATCATAATCCTCATCTCCCGAGTCGATTTCATCTGCCTTCCAGTCGTTGCGACGGGTATCTACCCGGCAATACTGTTTGACGATGGGACGAGGAGCGTCGTTCTTTCCATAGGTCCGACGCTCAGGCTCATCAGCTTCGATGACGTGGAAGCCGAGGTTGGTCAGGATCTCCAGAGCCTTGTCATACCATCCCTTGCGAGAGTGGACGACGTAGGCTGGAATTGATCCATAATCCGGAGAGCCGAAGTAGTTGCTCATGTACCGTTTGTCAGTGGAGAAGTAGCTCTGAGGAGCGATGTCGGTATCACGAACAGCTTGTAGAGTCTTGCCCAGCACGACTGTGTTGGACATGAACAGTTGGGTGACTGCCTTGCCATCCTTCGATGCCCAGATCTGGTAAGGATCCGAGTATTTCACCTCTGGTTTCTCGACCTTCCCACCGATGTTGCGGGTGGACCGGTGAGCATACCGATGACCAATGCCCTTGGGGGCATTCCGGTGACGTTCCATCGTCGGCCAGTCGCCATCAGCCTGAAGACGAATCTTCGGACGCATGAAGCCAGCATCTTCAGGAAACTCCTTCAGCAACTGGTTCTCGAACTCATGCAGCTTGGCGAGCTGTTGGGGCATGATCCATCCAGCGATCACCTCTTCCAGACCATAGCTGTAATGATAGTGGTTGCCGATGATCTTCTCAGCATCTTGCTTCAACATCTTGAAACCAAGGTACTTGTGATCAGGATAGACCCGGATGAAGTGACGAATGAGGACATTCATCCACCAGGTTTTGCCCATGACATTGATGATCGACCGTGGCGACTTGACCAGCAGTCGGAGAGCGATGTCCCAGACGGTCTTGTCTGTGTTCAGAGGAACCAGAGGAAGCATCTTGTCCCGGAACTCCTGAAGGAACATGGACTCATGCGACTCGTTCGAGACTGCATGGAAGAGGGCGTACTGAGGTTGAATCCCCCCCTTCTTGTAGTCGTCGAAACGATCCCGGAAGTAGGCGTGGATGACAGGGTCAAACACCTCTTGGAAGCGTTCCATGCACAGCTCCAGACCAATCCGGATGTTCTCCTTGGTGTTGGTGGACATGTTCAGACCTTCCCGGTTGGGAAGAGGGCTGAGGCTGTGAGGTGCGAAGCCGATGTACAGGCTGGAGATCTCCGAGATCAGGTTCATGAACTCGAATTCTTCGTCGTACTCCTCCTTGTGAGGGATGAGATACCGGACGCCACCATACACGGCATACAGCTCTTTCTCGCTGCCACCACGGGTGTCCATCACGTACTGTGCAGGCTGCACACTTTCGGACTCGATCAGCTCAGGATTTTCGTCCTGAAAATGGATTTGTGCTTTGATCCCAGAGAGATACAGCACGTCCTTCACGATACGACGAGTCTCACGCAGAGCGCCTTCTTCGAGAGGAACGCTGACGCTGAGGCCAGATTCTTCGGTCTCGAAGGACATCAGTTGGGTCATCCCCGGCTTGCCGTCTGCCTCGTCAGAGACACGGCTCATCAGGTACATCGTCTTGATGCCCTCATGGTGAGAGGTGACAGTGAACGACTCGGTGTAGGACCACGGGGATTTGGATCCCAGTCCGAAGCCACCGGTCATGTCTGCGTTGTCACGCTTGGTCGATGCAGCGTAGGTGCAGTACACATCTCCCATCATGTCATCAGCGATCCCCGGACCATAGTCTCGGACGGTGAAACCGTTGTGCTCGGTGATGTAGATGTCGATGGGCTTGTCTTGGCAGTTGCCCATACGGTGAGCATCCCAAGCGTTGAACATGACTTCCTGAACCATGGCACGATGCGGGTTTGCATAGAAGCCGGTCGAGAGCATAGACATCAGCATGGGGTCATCGGAGACCTTGAAGCCTTTGGTTTTGCCAACTCCACCGATGAGAACCTCATTCTGGTTGAACTGGTCATTGTTCATGACTTGCATGATTCTGTTCCTTTTTCACGGAAATGGATGGGTGGTGTCTGTCCCTTGAGAATAGGCTGAGATGGACGATCTAGGTGCTCGACTCATAGCGCCCTCTTAACAGTGACAGATCACCAAAAAAGAAAAACCCCGCAGGATTTCTCCTACGGGGTCTACAGCTCCAGCAAATTCCAGAATCACGGATTAACATCCGTTCCTTAGAATCGACTGGTCGCTATTCCTCGTCATAAGGTGTCAAATGCACCAAGACCCGCTATTAGGCGCTTCCGTCCTGTGCGGCATCTTTCAGAGGATATTAGGTATCCTCAGTGCCAACAATCAATCCTGCCTCCACGGCAGGTGGTTCTGAACCACGGACGATTGGTCACTGGTTTACGTTTCATATCTGTTCCTTGGAGTTTGAGGGATGGGGTTCAGTGCCAACAAGCGGTACGTGTGCAGTGAGCAAGAAAACACGTATTCATCCACCGATTGGTCACTGAGAATGCTGGAAGCTCACTGACCTGAAGTCATAAGATCACATTATTTGGGAAGGGATGAGATATCACATGGTCTTTCTCCACGAATTGAGCTGATGCAGGATTGCATTGCTAGGTGAGGTCTTTCAACCAAAAAAGAGGCCGGGGAAAGCCCCGGCCAATTTCATGGTGTCAGTGGTTGGTGAACCAGCGGTCGTACAGGTTCTTCACCCATACAGGTTGGGGGATGAGGTTCCACCCAACGATCAAACCGGCCCCGAGGCCAATCAGAAATTCGATCATAGTCCAAAGTCCTTCCTTGGTTTGTCCTGAAGAAGTAGAGGCTTCAGGTTTACCTTGGTTCGGTCCACTTCACCATCCTGTTTGTGCAGAGTGATCCCACAGATCCCCCCACGAGTGAAGAAGCCCTTGAGCTGCGCCCACTTGTTGGGTTTGGCCAGAGTCCGGAAGTGCTCACAGTCAGCTCCCACGAGCTGTTTCTGTTTGTCGTGGTGGACGTGAGCTGTCCAGATGAACCGCCAGAACTTGGCCTTGGCCCATGCGTCTGGGAACTGGTCAGAAAAGACATCCTTTAGGTCTTCCCATTTGGATTTGTCCCCGTGGTGAGGGAACACAGCACACTTGCCCCACGGGATGACACGGAAGTCTTCGTCAGTGACAACGATCTCGACACGAGGATCGTCTTTGAAGTGAGCATCAAGAGCCACCATCACACCGATGTAGGCTGTCTCGTCATGGTTTCCCCGGAGGAGATGGACTTCGACTTCGTTGTGGTTCTGGAGAAGAAGTCCGATTGCGAAACGCATGATGTTCATTGCGTCAATCGTGTTCTTCAGGTGGTTCTCCCGGATGACATCACACTCGTTGCCTGATGCAGGAGTCAACCCCTTGTGGTCATTGGCGTCCAGTAGGTCGCCCATGTCCAGTAGGACAGCCTTGTGAGCCTTGGGCAGGTTGTGCATCAAACGGACAAGTGCTGCATACACCTCGTCGAGGTACTTCGGATCCCCGTACTCACCGCCTACGTGGAGGTCACAGAGGGGGATGAAGTTGCAGAGGTCTTCGGGTAGCTTCTCAGTGGGAGGGGCCACTGGTGCGACTCGTGGAGCCTGTGTGAGGGCATCAATGATGGTCTGGGCCACATCAACAGGCTCGATCTCTTCTGGTTTCATCGCATAGCGGACAGAATTCCGGACGATGGTGCCATCTGGCATTGTCTCTTGGACGATACGCCATCCGCCAGTGACGATACCTCCTCCGAGACCAGTGGCATCCATGGCTGATTTGAGACCGGGATCAGCGTTCTCGTATGCGAGAGCTGCGGTAATTGAATCACGGAGGGAACTGCGAGCGATTCCGAGTAGTTCAGCAGTGAGAGTGAAGTTCTCGTTGTTCTCACGCCATAGTTTCAGGCGTTCCGCCTGTGTTGGGGTAATGGGCATCTGGCCATCCTTATTTGAGGGAATGGGGAGAGCCATTGGGATCATCGACCATGCACTGCAACCTTGAGGGGATGCGTAGCATGGTCGATTTTAGATGTTAAGCGGTAGATTTCACACCGACTTCAAGAGTCGCAAAGTCAGCAGTATCCCAAGGAGCTGCTGTTTGAGGATTGTTTTCCAATACCTCAGTATGGAGAGAACCAGTGGGGGCAAAAGGAGTTCCATCCACATCTGTGGCAGCATGGCGAATGAATGGTGTGATTTGGGTAGGTCCAGCAGAACCAATAGCCCCAATGAAACTGTTTACAACAGCTCGTACCCCTGAAGTTGTAGCGGGACCACCATAGACAGACAGTGTCCAACTTTCCTTCTGGTTCGGCGTAGGAGAGTTGATCGAAAGACCATCACCAAACGTCACAATGTCTGCGTATGTGCCATTCCACTCGTTATGGGTGCCTTGAGCAGCCGGAACCAGTGTAGCAACACGCCAATTGAGAGTTGGTTCGTTGTCTGTGACCACGAATTCCGAGTAATAAAACTCATCACCAGCGGAGGTGTAGACCATGTCTTCGTGCTGCATCACAAAGGAAGTCGGGCCAAGTTTTCCAGCAGTGTTGGCAGCAGTGGCAGTCGATTGGAGAGCACCATTCATGTAGGCTTCCATGGTGATATTGGCATCGACCACGACTTTCACATCAATGATTACAAAAGAGTTTTCAGGGAGACTGAGGGTAGTGCCTTCAACAATGGTATCACCTGTGACTTTCGCAAAACCCTGGCCATTGAGAATATCCCAACGAGCAAGCTCATCACCAGCGTCGTTGTAGATGGTGAACCAGTACCCATCGTTGCCGGAGCTTGTCATGTAATTCGCTGTTTTCACATAGAAATGATACCATGTGGTGTTTGATGCTGCGAGAGCATGAGGGACAGTGAAACCATTGGACCCACCATTGGATGGGGCAGTAATCTTTGCTGATTCAGATGAATAAGCAGAGTCAAATGTGTTGGTAGTGGTGTTCTTGAAAGAAGCACCCCCCAGATCAATTGCTCGGCTGCCTACAAAGAGAATGGCCATGATTTCTACTCCAGAATGACAAAGGTGGCAGCATTAGTGGTATATGCTGTGTTTTCAGGTTGACCAAGTACAGCATAAAGAGAGTGCTGTGAAGTGGACACGGCTTGGTTCGAGTTACCCAAGACAGCGTAGAAGCTGTGAGCATAGAGATGGGCTTCCTTCGGTTTTGGTTTCAGAAGGACACCTGCCATGATCAGACGTGTGTTGGTTGTTCCAACTGAGGTGTCAGCGATGGTCTTGGTTTCCTCGACAGAGATGTGCTCACTGTAGACAGCAAAAATGTCTGTGCCTTCGTAAGCAGTTGAAGGCATGTGGACTGTATCCAGACCACTCATCGAGACTGTCCCACTTCGGCTACTCATGGCAGCCAGAACAACTTCATCTTCCTTGACTGGGACATCAACAGAGAAGCCGGTTCCTCGTGCAAAGAAGAATTCGATATTGTTCAGATCCACATTGCTGGAGATCAGCCAGTTTGATGCACCCCGACGGTAGGATGTGGAGCTGTGAGTGAAGTCGAGCTGGTAGTCACCGGGGGTGGTGATTGTCACGTAACCCCATGTAACTTCTTCATAATCGTTGCTTTCATAGGTTCCGATTTGTATGATCGGATACCCTCCAGCATCGAGCAGAGTGATTGGGCTATCAGATCCCCCAGCACCACCAGATGCACCGTAAAGTGCAATGATGTACGTCCCAATCTCATCAAAAGAGAGAGTGGGATCGTAGTTGTTGTCTCCAGAGTAATCAGTGCCTTTGTAGACGGCAGTGACTTCCGTTGAAGGAGGAGGTGTTGCAGCGATGATTGCAGATGCACTCACCGAACTGAGGAGAAGACTCATCATGTGGTCAGGTGTCCTACCAGATAATAGACATCGGCTGTGTCCCCATCAGGGATGAGGGTTGCTGAACCATATTGAGCACCAATGGTCAGGTTTCCATCAGCACTGTGAATGGTCACATTGGTTCCAGCAACGAAGACAACAGATCCAGCACCAGTCTGGATGTATGTTGCTGGTTCAACGCCTGTCAGGTTTTCAGGAACTGTGACTGTGATCTGAGCAGCATTGGCCATCTTACGGAAGATGTTCCCTGCCAGATCGGCATTGGTCACAGAATATGCAGTGGCTGTGTTGGAAGCTGGAACGATTGCAGAGACACCGTCTTGTCCATCAGTACCATCGGCACCGGCTGGACCCTGTGGCCCCGGTACAGTTGAGTCAGCTCCTGCTGGACCCTGTGGTCCTTCTGGGCCGATAGTGCCTTGTGGACCCGGAACTGTGCTGTCTGCACCGGTGTCACCTTTAGGTCCAGCCGGTCCTTGGATACCGGGATCACCCTTTGGACCGGGTACAGTTGAAGGAGCACCTTCATCACCTTGAGGTCCGACTGGGCCTTGTGGTCCGGGAACAATGGAATCGTCTCCATCATCACCCTTGTCACCTTTTGGTCCTTTGAGAGACACACCAAGTGGCCAAGTACCAGAGGCTTTTGGACCATGCAGTGTGTAAGTGCTTGTATTCAGGTAGAAATCACCTGTGTTACCTTGGGTCGTAGGATTTGAAGTACCATGGAGAATACCTTCACCATTGTTACCTGTGGCACCTTTGATCGAGACACCAGCATCCCAACCCCCAACAGTCTTAGGACCGTAGAGATAGAGGCTGAGTGTGTTGATGAAGAAGTCACCAACATTACCGATACCAGCAGTCGGAGGAGCTGTTCCGTCCAACATTGAACGTCCAGCCGGTCCTTGAGCACCGATTGAACCAGTGTCACCTTTGGCTCCCTTTGGACCAACCGGTCCCTGTGGACCCTGTGGGCCGGGAATGTCGGAGTAACCAGCAGGACCACGATCACCAGTGTCGCCCTTGTAGCCTCGTGGGCCTTGTTCACCTTGGGGTCCGGGGATAGTGGAAGCATCCCCTTTGTCACCCTTGTCCCCTTTGGGACCACGAGGACCGGGGACAGTAGAGACAGGACCAATGGGGCCTTGGACACCCTGCGGACCTTGAGGGCCTTCAGGACCGATTGGACCTTGTGGTCCAACGTCACCTTGTTCACCCTTGTAGCCACGGAGACCACGCTCACCTTGTGGACCCTGCTCACCCTGAATACCCTGTGGACCTTGTTCCCCACCACCTGCGAACAGGGATGAGGACTTGGTGCCAACAGTCAGAGTGAACGTCTCTTCCTTGCTCATGGAGAGCTGAAAAGAAGGGCCAAGCTCAGTCGTGAGATTGAAAGCTGGCCCCAGAGTTGTGTTCAGATCGAGAGTTTCGTTCTTC